AAAAGTTTGTAGTCGCTTGTATAACTTTACGAATAATAGGTTCTAGCTTTTTACCCATCGTAATCGCTAAACCTTCGTTAGCAGAATTAAGACTTAGTAAATCACCTGTCATATTATCGAAGTTTGTTGCAGCCATATCAGTTGCAGTGCTTGTGCCTGTTATAGCCCTTTCTAGCTTTCTAGCATCTCGTGAGCCATTAATCATAATAGCCGCAGACTTCATTGCTTCAGCACCAAACAAATCAGTTAGCTCGGTAAGGTTCATATTCTCAGCAGCAAGATTTTCTAGCGCACCCGCAAGACCAACCATTGAAGGTTTGAATTTATCGTCAGCTTCGTTTTCTAGCTTCAACAACACTTGTCTAAAGCCTGTGCCTGCTTCAGCAGCGAATAGACCGCCTTTAGCTAGCAACTGAACGCCAACATTAGCCTCTTCAAAACTTAACCCTGCTAAACTCGCAGCAACACCCGCATTCTTCATAGCTTGCGCTGTGTCTGTAATGGAGGATGAACCTTCTTTAGCACCTGCTGCCAATACATTCACAAAACGGTTAGCTTCTTCTGCACCTGCGCCAAATTGGTTAAGAGATACGCCGACAGTAGACGCAGCGTCAGCCAAGCCAATACCCGCTGCTTCGGCTAACTTTACTGCTTCTTTTGTAACAGCAGCCAACGCTTCTTTATTTGCAAGTAAGTCAGGCTTAGCACTAGCGATTAGTTTAAATGCGTCTGCCGCTTGGCTTGCAGATAGAGTTGTTGTTTTACCAATTAACGCTGCTTGCTCTTCGTAAAATTGTAAGTCTTTACCAGTAGCACCAGTAATGGCAGACAACTCACTTACAGATTTTGTAAAGTTAATTGTGTCAGTGGTAATCTTTTGGAAAATAGCGCCAACGCTAAGACCTGCCGCAGCAGCACCAAACAACTTCACAGCTTTAGAAGCTAATGAGCTTTGCTTGCCAAGTTTTTCCATTTGAGCAGCAGCAGCAGCAACGCCTGTGGATTTGGCTTGTATCTCAACGGTATATAAATCAGTCGCCATAATTATTTCCTAAAACTACCTGTTCGTAATGCTTGTTTAATAGCATCGTCATCTATCGTGGCTGCTTCAATATGCTTGTAGGGTGCTACCGCCGTACTGTCATGGTATCTACTAGCACAAGAAGTATAAATTGATGAAAGTCGTTTTAATGTGTGACTTTCCCACACGCTTAATTCTATTCCAGTTAACGCACACCAACTACTGATTTCCTGCCATGTAACTTCGCTTGGTCCAATCTGTGCAAGTAAGTCTATGACATAAGAAAAAGGCGCTATGTCGGGCATAATTGGGTCAACCATCGACTCAATTCGTGCCTTCGTAGCGCCTTTCTGGTTCGTAGTGAGCCAAGCCCAGTAGCGAACATAATCTTCAAGTAGCTGGCTTAAGTAAAAATGTAGTTAGCCCTATCAGCAGCAGCTTCTAACATTTGCTCGGCAATCCATGACCGTTTTTCGTATATCATCAAAGCATTCTCTTTACTGCACTTCAGAGCTTCTTCGTTGTATACAATGCCCGACCATGACACTGTGCATTCAGCTAATAAATCACGAACTTGTCGTTCGACTTCAGCGTCAGGCACTTTGCCGTTGCGATACTTGTTTGCGTTTTTTGCGGCATTTCGTTTTTGAGCCTGTTGCCATTTAGCCGAATCACGACCAAGTATTTTAATGCTAATACTTTTGCCTTTATCGTCTTCAAGCGTCTCACCTGTTATAGGGTGAGCAAGGTCAACACTAATGCCGCTATTCGCAGCTTCTTTCAAATCAAATTGCGCTAAATCCATTCTGAGCTACCTTATGCAGTAACTGTCGAACGAGTGCGCTCCAAACTAATAGTCTTTTGAACTATTGAGTCTGCGCCCCCAGCGACAGTATCAAAAGAAACAACCTTACCAGTGAAATAGTCAATTGTTCCGTCTCGGTATGTAACCTCGAAAGAGTAATCGGTATCCGCTGCTAGGGCTGCAAGAATAATAACTTGTCCGGCATCGTCATCATCACGGTTTACCGTAATAGAATCTGCGCCGTTATTGAAAGTACCTTTGTACTTATCAGTGCTGCGTTGAGCAATAGGGTTGCTCGTTACAACATTATAAACTTGACCACCTGGAGTCCAATCAGTTACTTGACCAACTGTGGTAAAAGTAAGAGCGCCATAACCAGTGTCATCAAAGGTAGCGGGTAAAGAAGCCGAAACACCAATCGTGGTTTCGACAAGGGTCTGTACTGTATCAGGCATAAATCACCTCGTTATAAATGAAATATATCGTATCGAAACGACAATTGTGTACCAAGCATCCATTACTGTTCCTGCTTGGCGGCTTACTGAGCGTATTGTCGCAGATTGTCCAGAATATGCAACGCTACTCCCAATTGGGTAATGCGCCATAATTTCCTCTGCTTTAGTCTTTGGAGCAATCGCCCCGCCGTCTATAGGATAGCGCAAGATAACTCTAAAAATTCCGCTTGTCTCGTTCATATCAGAAAGAGTCATAGAATCTATAGGGTTCGGTATGTTTATAAGCTCTGCATACGCTGTACCCGATACAGGTGTGTAAGGCATATTTTCGTAATTAACTGGAATGCTAAAAGAGCCATCTACAAAAGACTGCACGAATGCTTGGTCAATTTTTATGCTCATTTTGCAAACTTCCTAATATTTGTTTCTATTCTGGCAATGTTTTTAGCGACCATTCCATCGCGCTCTTCCCAGACTCCAACATAAGGAACATTGTTAGTTAGGTAGGTAGTATCACCTGCGCCACCACACTTCTTCTTCATTGCTTGAACTGTTTCTGAGCCGCTACGGTCTAAATTACTAACAGTACCAGTAGCAGCAGAACCAACTGTACACTGCCAATTACCTCTCATACGACCAGTATCTACTCTGCTGTCCATGATAGCGCCAGTGAACAACTCAATCTTTACTGCGCGCACAAATTCATCAAGCGTAGAATTAGCGCGTTTGGCTATATCGTCTGCGTTTTTGATTATCATCGTCTTGCCTGCACAAAATAAACCAACGGAATACCCGCAGGGCTAGACTCTTTGATTGATACGATTGACCAGTTTTCACCACGAATAGTTATTGTATCAGTAGAAACAGGCTCAATAGTATTGTCTAAAATAATCATACGATCACTGCTTAATATTCTAGCACCGTCTATAAGCTCGTCAGCGTACTTCTGGACGATTGTATTTGGAGTATATGTAACCGTAGTACCCGCAGTTACAGTGCCTGTCACTGGGTCTATAGAGTCTCCTGTGGTGCGTTTAATTTCACCCACAGCGCCAAACTTAGTAATCAGCTTAGAAGCAGTAGCCGCTATGCTGTTATAGAAGACTTCACTCATTAGCCCATCACCAACGGTATACCAAGACCGCCACGAACCATAAGAGCAGCGAGCAATGATTGGCTGCGTGAATGCCTAGCGATTCTTTGGCTGTCAGCTATAGCGTATTCAACCTTAACTGCGCCTTTCACTTCTTCGCTCTTAATGCCTACTGAGCTAGATTGAGAAAGGTTATATAAGTCTTCACCCGCTTGTATGTCTAGTGCGAGCGACATCTGGCAATTCTTCACCAGTGTAGGTATTTCGTTATTCTGCCAACTGAAGTTATCTAAGTCGGTCAGATTGTTTCGTGGATAAGATAGCGGCTGATAACGCTCCACCATGTCACCCATTAACTGCGATTCTTTGCTAGCGATATATTGGGCAGCTTTGATTAGCTGTACTTTGAAAGCATTGGTATCTTCAACCGTAACGCCAAAGCCTTCAGCGTAGGCTATGTATTCAGCTATAGTCACATAGGTGTTAGCACCTAAGACAATAGAACCATTTTCAACAATCAAGGTAGCCATTTAATATCCCTACTTGCCTTTCGGCTTCTTTTTCTTGCCTTTGTTGTACATAAAATCACCACTTAACTTTATTTGCCCAGTACGCGCCGCTCATCTTACCTTTCTTTATGTTTTCAGCGTGTCTTGCCTGAAACGAAGCCCTGCGAGCAGCATCAGCTTTACTTTCGTTAGCGCGTTTAGGTGAACCTGAAACTCCCTGTTGTCCGAAGCGAATCGTTTTTATTTCATCGCCTTCTTTAGCGACAACAACATGAGATTTGGTCGGATGGTTAGGAGTGCGCTTTGGTTGGTTGTACTTATCCAGACCTAAACGAGTGAGTCTTGAATCTTTTGCCATGATAACCCCAGAAAGGGAAAAGGGGAGCCGAAGCCCCCCGTTCCGTTTAGCCGAGAAGTACAGCAGCGAAGTCAGGCTTCCATACTTTGTAGCCGTACAAGCAAGACACATCAAACATCGCCTTGTTGTAGCCTTTGTAGGCAGCTATTTCAAACACGAGACCGCTAACTGGGTCTTGTACTGTCAGACGATCAACCGCAGCGTCACCGCCAGTAGGTTGTGCCATTGGACGCATACCGATTTCAACAGCAGCTTTGTGGAAAGCTACGTTACCAGTGAAGCTATCGCCAACAGTAAGAGCAACGCCATCAGCAAGTGACTCGCGTAGACCAGTAGCACCGATAGTTACAACACCACCTGCAAGAGCGCCAGTTACGACATACTTGTTAGTATCACCCGCGAAAGTGATTACATCACCTGCGAGAATAGTACCAGTACCGCCGTCAACTGTAATTGCAGTAGCGCCAACAGCGTAAGTGCCGTCAGTAATGTAGCTTGCGCCAGTGCCTTTAGTGTGGCTTGAAATACCCGCAGACTCTTTGATCATCAGACCTTGGAGGTCGAGCAAAGTGCCTTGACGGAGAAGGTCGCTAGAACCCGCAGTATTGACTGACTGTAGTGAAGCGAGCTGACGCAGGTTAGTACCCGCAACGCTGTTCATTACAATAGAAGCCATACCGTCATTTGAAGGCATACCGTTATCTACGAGAATCTGGCGAATCTCTGCAACTTCCGCAAAGTTACTACCGAAAGGAGTAGTACCCGCAGTACCGAAAGCGCGTGAAGCATTCTTAGCTACATCCGCAGCAACTTCGGCTTCGATTTGGTTAGAGATAGCGCGCATAGCTTGCTGAATCTGGTCACCGTAGATAGTTTCAAAGCCTGCGCCGTTGTTGACGTGCTTCATGTCTTCGCCTGTCCACGGAATCTGAACAGATGCTGTAGTGCTAAGAGCCATTGTCTTATTGTCTACAGTTTGGTCTGTGCCTTCAGGGATAGTCATTGAAGGTGAAACGGTTGTAACAGTCGCGTTGCGAGTAGCGAATGAGCGGATAGTATCGCCCTGTGCTGCACGAGCAGTTGCGTCTGAGTTAATTGTTGCTGAAGGGATAACACCAACAAGCTCACGGCCAACAATGTCTGCCGCCTTGTAGATGTCTGCCGCTAAGTCAGTTAGAACATTAGCCATGAGAGATTACCTTTAATCGTCTTTAAGTTTACCGCCGTTTTTGGCGAAGTTTGCGCGTTGCGCTTGGTTCATTCGGTCAAACTCCGACCGACTCACTTCATTGACTCCAGCCCCGCTAGATTCATTGCCACCTGTACGCCCTGCGCCGTTGGCTTTTGTTCCCACAATTAACGGAGCAAAAGCTGCGCTATTCTGGAATTCTGCTTTAAGCTCATCAACTGACATAGCTGAAGGCTTACCATCTTTATCGAGAACAACAGTAACAGGACTGCCTTCTCTGAATTCTGTTCTTAAACGTCTTTCTAGGTGTGGCAATAAAACATCTGCCGAACCTTGTACTGCGATTTCTGCCGCTATCTTTGTTGCCGTTTGCCCACTTGTTAGCTTAACAAGAGTGCCTGACAATTCTTCTAGCTCTTTCTTTAGCTCTACTTCTCTAGCGTTAAACTTCTCTTGCCAAGATTTATCTAGAGCCTCTGTATCATTGCCTTTCTTTGCTGCTTCAAGTCTTGCTGCGTCTGCTTCTTCCGCTGCTTCCCGCGCTTTCTGCGATGCTGCTTTCTTTTCTCGCAACAACTCATCAACTTTATTCTTGAGGCCACTTAAATCTTCGTTCTCTGGCTCAGGAATGCCTGTAACTTTAAGCTGATACCCAGTATCTGTTTGCTCATAAAGTCCTTGTAAGGATTCGTCAATGTTTTCTAAACTATCTAACTTAAACTCAATCATTATATCACCCTGTGATTAAAGTAAGCCCTGCTTACGATTCCGTCATTGTAACTTGCAAAACTTTTATGTCAATGCTAGTCAATTCCTGCTTTTTCAAATGCGAGCGGTTCTAGTTTTTGCATTTCTTTTAAAGTCATCGGTTTGAATTGTTTGTTTAGCTGTAGCTTGGTGAATTTCTCAGAAGTGAGACCACCGTTATTTAGTAGTTTTGTTCTATTTATGCCAATTATAGATTCTTGGAAGTTTTTAGGTTGACGCTTTAACCAACCATAGTAAGTTTCATCGGCGGGAACGGAAATCACTTCGCCTTTAGTATTTCGCGCAGACCTTGTGGCATTTTCTCTTAAAAAAGCAAATCTCGCGTCTGGGACTCCGACTATGGTACTTCTACAGTTTAAGTGTAGTGGAGGTCTTGGTCCTTTTCTTACTGGATTTTCTTGAAAAACTTGACCATCTAAAGCTCTACACTGAGAAGAAGTCCTATTGTCTAGCACACTAACCCATTTTATTTTCTTAACTATATCTGCGTTTTCTGCCCAAACTTGCTCTCTAGCTTGCGATGATGCGTGTTGCAACGCTGTTCTTGTAATAGCTTTAGCACTGCGATTCATTTCGCCAACAATGCCGTCTTTAAACTTAGCAGCTCTTGTGCCTCGAATTGTTTGCAAGATTTGATTAGTTGTTTGACCTTCGTAGTAGCCTGACATAATCGCCCCTGCTACTTTGTCTAAAGTCTTTTTAGACATATCTTTTACAAAAGGTTCTAGCAACTGCCCATTACCAAAGCCAAGCATAGTTAGTGGGTTATTAAGAACAGCCACAGCAATAGCCGCCGTTGCGGGGACTACATACTCAGCAGCAGATACTTGCTCTAAAGAGCGCAGTTCAAAACCTGCCTCGTAGTCAGCTAATTCTAAAGATTGCTTTGCTACAGTCTTAGAGAATTCTTGCGCTAATATATCCATATCTGAGCGTACAGAAAGCAGCAACTGGTTAAGCCTGTCCCTAGAAAACTCGGTTAGGTTTTTATTAGCCAAACGAGCGCTAACAGATTGGTCAATTTTCTTTAGAAAACTTCCAACCTTGTTAGCTTCGCCTGTCTTTAGCCTTTCAAGATAGACTTGATGGCGAGTAGCTATGTTTATTAGCTCCTCTGGTGCTGTAGCCATTAGTCTTCCTCTAGGTCAACCATGGTTTCTTGGATGCCTATTTCTTCTTGGTAATCTTCAAACTCTTTTTCGGCACTAAGCAGACCGTGCTTCTTTTGCCAAGCAAACAGGTCGCTAATCGGCAGAACGCCTTGCAAGAATGAAGCAACCACAGCGTTAAGCATTTGCGCGTCTGCTTTCGGGTCAATGAAGTCTTGGCTTATCTCGTATTTACACTCAACATCACCACGAACACCCATAAACTGCGCCGCCATTTTAAGCGCGTCATAGTAGGCTTCGGAAACATTGTTGGCGATTAAAGACAGCACTGAATGTGAAGTCATTAGCTCACCGTCAATCTGTGTAGCAGTTTTAGCCGCACCGCCCGACCGCATGAACATAGCGCCTAAGCCAATCATTAGCTCAACTTTGTCCATCATAGCTTCACGCGCAAGCATATTAGGGCTTGCCTGAGCAAAGCCGAATGTCTCGCCAGATGGAACGCCAATTAATCTACCTGAGCCGATATACATATTGTTCGACTGCATTAGCTCAATGGTTTCTTGGTTTAGCCCAGACATCCACGGTTGAACCTGCCCGACTGTAAATACTGAGTCTTCGTAGATAGCGGAGTTGTTGTAATGACCTAAGTTTATCTTAGCCAAATCGTACATTGGCGGGTGGTCAACACTGGTCGTGTTCATTTCTGAACCAACGAAAACAAACGGCAGATAGTCTAAAGTGTTACCGAATCCATCACGTGGAACAGTCTCACTGTAAACGTAGTATTCATTGTGGTCATTCCTGCGCCACTCTCTCTGAACATATACGCCTTCTTCAAGCGCCAGTTCTATCCAGATTTCTTTTAGCTCAAACTCATAGCCGTCAGACTTTGGCTCGCTAACCGTAGAGGTTAATACCACAAGCGTTGGCATAACCTTTGAGCCGACTCGCTCTGTCTGCCAGTTAATAATCTGTCGGCAATCAAAGCGCGTGATAGTAGCGAAGATGTTTCCATTAAGAATATCAGCGCGTGATACTTCACCGTCTGTAGTTGGGAAATCTACCAATAAACCAGAACGACCAACACGGATAACGTCACGCATTACTTCCTGTGATTGTTGGTAGATAGATGCGCCTGCGCCGTTTATATCCGTAGATACATACTCAAGCTCTTCAGGGACTTCTAGTGTTGGCGGTTTGGTGAACGCTTTACCTACAAACCCACGACTTGTATATCCTGCGACTGCGGCGAATACGCTGCGCTTAAAGAACTGCGAGTTACGCTCAACATTCTCAACGGATACGTCTTTAGGGTTTAGCTGTACCAAATACTTTTTGAGGTTAGTGGAATCGCAAATATCATTTACCAATTCCCACTTATCTACATTGTCCCGATACTTCGGGTTCTTAAAATCTATGCTCATCGTGCCATACCTATATCTGTGACCACGACAGGTCTGCCCAGCGACCATTTGCGGTTGATAAAATAACCTGCCGCATCAACCCAGTCGTCTATAGCAGGATGTTCACTGAACTTTTCGGGCTGCCCTTTTACATAACCTTGCGACTCTAGCGCATCAGTTAATTGTGGGCAGGTATCCGTATTCACTAGCCATCGGTAATGCGATAGCAATCCGTTCACTGCGTTTATACGGTCTCTAACCATAGGATTCGCATTCGGACAGTCTACAGCGTAACCGTGCTGCCGTATTATATCAATATCTGACCCAGTTGCGTTAGTGCTACCAGACTTTCCACTAGCGTCAGGGTATACGGTTATCTTCCTGCCTTGCTGCTCGTATTTAGATAAACGCGCACAGAAATCTCTAGTATCGTGGCTAATAAATTCATCAACTGTTACTGGGTCTTTTCCATCTATCACGCTAATTACCGCGCAGCATCCACCAATATTGAAATCAACTCCGACATGGAGGAACTTGTCAGCGTCAGTAATCGTGCGGTCTGTGTGATGTTTTTCTCTAGCGAAGAAGTGGTAAACCTTGTTAGCAGATAAACTTACGAACTCGCCCTTAAGAAATAGGTCGGCTAAAACTGGGTCGTAGTTATCCCTAATCTGTTGGATATAACCGTCAGGCAAAAAAGGATTAGATGCTGTAGGCGAATTAATAACCACGTAGCCATCTTGTAATGACTTTACCCACTTTTGATATACGAAACCGCTGTAGCCTTGGTCTGGTGTAGTCACGCAGCCGATTGTATTACCCGCAGGATGCTTGCACTTTTGTCGATTGCGTTCACTTATCTTTCGCCAGACTAGCGCAGCTTTATCTTTGGGCAGGGTGTCTAGCTCGTCCACTATGCTATGCGCTACCTCATAGGCAACGATTCTTTCAGGTCGGTCATAGCTACGCAGAATAATCATGCCGAAGCCGTGAATCTGTACAGTGTATTCGGAGCGGTTAGTTTTGAATGACAGCCCTAGCTTTTCTAATTCTTCTTCAAGCCCAGACAGTGCGCGTAACCTAAGCAAATCATAGGTCGGCATATAGTAAGCGCCGTTGATAGTGGGGTCTTGAACCATTAGGCAGATAAGCCTAGATATTCCCGCTACTGTCTTTCCGCTACCAAGCCCACCTACTAGCGCAGGGTACTTAGCTTCGGAGCATAGGAACTCTTCTTGTGGCTCAGTCAGGCTTAGTTGCACGGACTAACCTATAATCACATTAGATTCTGTTTCTATCCAAACTTTAGCTCCACAAGATAATGGCTTGTCAGGGCTATACACGACTGTGCTTGCGCCTTCTATCGTAACTTTATTGCATTTTATGTTTTCTTTGTAAGTTTTTACCGTAAGTACAGGCAAGTCTTCGCCTTTACTATTAGCTTTTATGTGATGTTGATTTACATGAATTTTAGTTTTCATTTTTGCTCGCACGAACTATCTGTATAACATTATCTTCGTTAGTGGATATTGTGGTTGTATCTAGCTCTTTCCATCCTGCTTGGGTCTTGAGATAGAAGATAGCCGCAGTCATGTTGCCGCTCTGCGCTTGATTGACAAGATTACTAGCCACACTCGCTATAGCCCTGCCCCTGCCTTTTTTATAGGCATTAGAAACTTCCGGTTGTCTTTGTTCTACAGCACGAAAGGTAGTCTCTGATATACCAAAGTAATCAGATAATTGCGCTTTTGTTAATACTGCGGCGAGTTTCTCTACCAAGTTAATTTGGTCTTGGTCGAATTCTGTAGCGGGTCTTCCCCCGCCGTCACCTTGGTTTCCAATCTTCATATCAATCTTTTGGGAAATTAGCTAATGGATAAAATACTAATGTGTTTCTATAACCATTTGAATGAGTCGGGGTTATAGGTGTTACTCCATGAACATTCCTCCATGCGGGATAATAAAGCATAGAGTTATCATCACTGGCTACTGTCGCACCGTAATCAGGGATTGTCGTGCATCCCCCTACGCTGTTTTTTCTTTTTGCTATGATTACATTGGAACAACCTTTTAAGTTGCCGTTATCCCTATGAAAATCAGCAGCAATATTGAAATTAGAAATACTGCTAGTGAAAAGGTCTGAGAACCTCCACTCCTTTGCGATATTGTCAGCAATTATGTTTTTTTGCTGCTCGTATAGCTCAGGAGTAATTTGTTTGATTATATTTTCACTTTCTTTTGCAAGCATCAGCATAGCCTTGATAAAGGTTTTAGCCGTTGCAACACCGTGTACGCTGCTTCTTGTTGGATAAGGCCTCCTCATGTGTGGCTTAGGAGGAATAGAACCGAGTATGGTTGAGTACTGTAATACTTGCTTTGACTTATCATCATCAATAAACCCGCTACTTCTTTTCATTAAGGATTTTGGTACGTTTTTTGACCTAAGCTCCTTATCTGCTATATCGGCAAGCTGCGAAGCCTTTGGGCTGTAATTACCTATGTCTTTGATATAAAACCCGATAGGCTTGCCATCATCAAAAAATAAAGTGTCTTCAAGTATATTTGGACAGATATACTCGCAAGTATCCCCAACCTTTACGTTATGGCTAACCTCTTTTAGATGAAGCTCTTTCATATGCTTAAAAGCCTTTCAATGACAGTATTCTGTTCTAACAAAGTATTGTTCTTCATAACCCATTTATTGCCTTTAAAGGCTTTGAAAAAGCTAATTCTATTCGTAAGATTTGTCTTGTAAGTGTTTTCTTTCCACATCCCATTGCCCCTAGACAAAACTCTTTTGTATATTTCTTCTCTAGTGACGTTTAAAAGTATTACATATATTTCAAAGCCCATATTCTTAAATCGTTCTAGGTCTACTTGCTTTGAATAGTATTCACCCGCTATGACTAGCTTATCGCCAGAATAATTTTCTAACGAAGAAAGGACATCTGCTTTGCTGTATTTAGACAAAGAGTCTGCCCCTGCTTGGCTGACGCCTAATATGTCATAATCTTCGCAACTTCTGATGAAACCATTTTGACTTACAAACTTAGATTTTTCTAAGATAGTGCTTTTGCCAGACCCCATAGAGCCTGTGAGGAACACAGCTTTCACCTATTGTTCCCTGCCTTTCCTTAGAGCCTCTATTAAAATTGCACCAATGTAAGCGTCTTTTTGTCTATATTCTTTTACCAACTGGGCAGCTTCGTCATAATGTTCTGCATCAAACTCAATTTGAATGGCTTTCTTCACCCCAGATTGCATTTCGTCCAATGCATCTTCATGATCATCTTCCAAAATAGAATAATCTAAAGCCCCATCAAACTCAGGCAATATGTCCCAACCGAGTATGCTTACATCAAATTCTAGGTTCTTTAGGGTTTCAATCTCTATTTTTAATAATTCGTCATCCCAACCAGAATTTAGAGCGAGTTTGTTGTCAGCAATGACGTAAGCCTTCCGCTGCGCCTCTGTAAGACCTTCTAGCGTAATAGTTGGGACTTCATCAAGGTTTAGAAGTTCAGCAGCCACAAGGCGTCCATGACCCGCTATGACAGAGCCACCTTCGTCAATAAGAATAGGATTGGTAAAGCCAAATTCGCGTATGGATGCAGCGATTTGCTTAACTTGCGACTCAGAGTGAGTGCGTGAATTGTTGATATACGGTATCAAGTCGTCCGTAGCGACATATTCTATCTTTAACACATTCACCCCCAGTGATTGCTTTTAGCCTCAAGCTAGGGGTGAATGGTAACAGTTTTGTTAAAAAAGGCTAGTCCATTGAGTAAGTAGCATATCCTGACTTGCCGTTGCTCGTTGTCGTGGTGTTAATTCCGTAGCCTTTATTCCGTAAGGTATGAATTCTAGCTGCAAGCCTTGTTATACCGTACTTCTCAAATGCCTTCATGCTAGTTATTTTGCCATAGCGCTTGATGTGCTTTAATACCTGCATTTCTTGAGTCATAGCTTTCTCCTAACTGGGGGTGCTATTAATTTTTAATTTCACCCCTTGATTAATAAAAAATATGTCTGCCTATCTTGCGTTTAACATCCAAGCCTTGCGACCAGTACGGCTGTATATCGTCACGATGGTAGAACACAGCGCCACCAGTAACATCAACTAAGGTTGTTTCAGCGTGGATAGCGATTGATAACGCTAAGGTATAAGCCTCGGCATCGTCAATCGTTTCTGGTTTGCCATCGCACCAGTATGAAAAGTGGCATTGATGACGAATAGGGTGACCTGCCCAATATTTAGCTTGTTTGGTAACTCCGCAGGGAGTGTTGGGGTAGTCAGGGGAGTGAACTCTATTGATTATGGTATTGGCTACGGCGACCTGCCCCTCTAGTGGCTCTGAGCGAGCCTCAAAGTAGATAGCCATAGCAATACAAGCAACTGAGGTAATCACTAGAATAAATCCAAAGAATGCTGATTATTACCAAGCCAAACCGGCGCAGAGTTAAAAGATTCAATTCTCGCCGCTATATTTGACGCTCTTTGTCCCGCTGATGGAGGCGGATACATCCCGAATCTACTGAGTTGATTGTTATTTCTGGCAGCGTTAGTGCTATCGGCAGATGCTAATGGCAAATTCGTGAATATGTTCGGATCGAGCATTCTTAGTCCATGAAGTTTAGCTCTTGGTCGCCCTTCTGAGTCGCAGCAGACACTCATTGCTTCACCCATTCTAGCCCACCATCCCTTAGTGTTCGGAGTAGCCCATTGCCCAGAACTGCCGATTGCTACCCACTCGAATCTATCAACCATCCACTCTAGCCACTCCAAACTTTCGTGAAGATGCCAGATTGGAACGCCTTTTGCTCTTAATCCTATTCTGAGCCATTTATTAACGAGCTGAACATTTTCTTCTTCTGTTCCGTCAATCTTGTCTGGGATTAAACACCAATCGAAATTTGGATGCCGATAAAGAGACTTTACCCAATCCACATAAGCATCGAAGTCAATTTCGCTTCCAGATTTTTTCCACTCGCTAAAAGCGCCGTTATCAAGAACAAAAGACTGACAGTTTTCCAGAACTACGTTTAATTGCTGTTGATGCGCGATACTTACTAGACCATGCCTTCCTCTTAAAAGCTCTGCTGCGTCTGTTGTTTTACCGCCGATTGGTGTTCCGTGATATTTAATCATAAGCAATGGTGCGCGCTAATAATGGATGACTCGTAGCCCATAATGGTTTCGTAGGCTACGGCGCGTAATCGTTGGAGCGTAAACTTCTGAATCTCTTTAGCGGTAGATAAGTATTGAAAATCCGCCAAGTCATATATAAGAGCGTCAAACTTGTCTATATCATCGCCTATGGCAACCTCTAGTAAGTCTGGCTGAATGGTTCGTAGGTGTCGCCAAACGATGTCTAGCACTAACTCTGTGGGCTGAACCTTATCGTCTGTTATCAGTTCAGGCATATTCTCTAGCAGGATTTTAGTTATTTCTGCGCTCATTATTTGCACTCCTTGAAAGTGTTTTTGTAATCAGGCCACCCGAAGTCGCCATCTGTATCTATCCATAACTGGTGCATTTCGCAGTAGGT